CAAAATGAAGACTACATTAGAAGAAATCAAATCGTTTACCCCTTGTTCAGAAAGTTACAAAAAGCTATGCGGAGGACTTGGAACAAGTAAACCGAAAACAGAAGTGTCAATTCTGCAAGTGCTTGAAATCAATGGAATTGAAGACGCTTTTTGGGCATTAAGAACGCAGAAATACGAGGACTATTGTCTAATTTTAGCAGATGTTGCAGAGTCTGTTTTATATATTTTCGAGAAAGAATTTCCTGAAGATGAACGGCCGCGAAAAGCGATTGAAGGAATCCGTCTTTTCGCAAAAGGAGAAATAACTAGAAATGAGCTGAATGAGCTTGCTTCTGCTGCTTATGCTGCTGCTGATTCTGCTTATTCTGCTGCTTCTGAGTCTGATTCTGATTCTGCTTCTTATATTGCTGCTTCTTCTGCTTATTCTGCTGCTTCTGCTTCTTATATTGCTGCTGCTACTGCTGTTTCTGCTTCTGCTTCTGCTGCTGATTCTGCTTCTGAGTCTGAGTCTGCTTCTGCTGCTTATGCTACTGCTAGTCAAGATCAATGGAATAAAAACGAAGAGATTTTAAGAAAATATTTGGAGGAAACAAAATGAAGACTTTTTATAATAGATATCAAACAGGTGATTTTGATGGACAGTATTTTACATTTTAAAGGCTTAGTATGCACACTCTTAATAACCTGGCAAATATTAACAAGCTCTTGGAATCCAGAGAACTATTTGGAGCTTGCAACACATCTGAAAAGAGGTGAATGTGTAGAGATTCCAAATAAAGATTTTAAGGTGTGCAAAGGTAAAAGAAGAGTTTATTATGAATATGTAAGAGAGTATTATAATTGTTACAGCAATGGAGAGGGCAAAGCATGAACAAACTACTAAAATATATAACGATATCAAAATACATATATAAAAGATTTGCAATGTTTGAAAAGGGTATGGAAGAAGTCAGCAAGATTTTTCCAGTGGTTAATTATAAATCGAAAAAGCTGTGTAAAAATTGTTGCGGGGTTGTCTATAGTGAATGCTACTATCGGGAATATAGCGAACTAAACAGAATAGACCCCGCAACAGGAGAAAAAGAAGTTAAATATCTTTCCGTAGATGATGTTGTTATTAGAGATTGTAGCTTGAATGCTAAAGAATTGAGGTCATTTAAAATAAAGTATTTGCTAAATGCTGATCTAAACTGCAAATACTACAAAGAAACTAGATTGTTTTACAGATTGATAAATACACAAACACAGAAGAAGATAAAAAATATTCTGATGCTGAATTGCTGGAAGTTTTGCAAGAAATGAATGACAGATTAATTTTTAATTGAGAGAGGTGAAAGATGTGTGAAGCTCAATATAGAGAATATTGCAACGCAAGTGAATTTAAGTATGCAGCCAGAGAAGAGTATCTAAAAAATCCTTTATTTATTGTTAAAAAAGAAACTTGGCGTTATAAAGGAAGAGATTATTTTTATGTAACAGATATAAATAAATTGAAAAAATTGGCTAAAAACGGCAATCAATATGCTTTAAACGAATTAAAGGAGATGGTGAGATGAAGAAACTAAAAAATATATTATTGTTACACTTTGTTATAATAACATTGTTCTATGGATATAGAGCAAAGCAAATTAATAAAATAATAAACAATCATGTATCATCAAGTAATGAAATGTTAGCTTTAGTGGTAGATTTAAGGAATGACTACAATGACCTTGTTAAAGCTTATAATCATATGAATGAAGAAGATGAGGGTTGTATTGTTTATTGTAGCAGTGAAGATATAAATGAATGTGATTGTGAGGTTGTAGAATAATGGAAACAAAGAAGATCAAACTAGAACCTCAAGACAAAGCAAGGCTTGAAGCTAAGTTGCATCATTACAAGCAGATCTTGCATGAATTCGAAGAGTTAAAGAAAGAATACATACAAGACCCTGTACCGTGCAGGAGACAAAAGCTTGAAGAATATGCAGAAGAGTTTGCAATGTTTCTGATTAAGAGGAAAATAGAGGGATTAGAGAAACAGATTGGGAGGTTGAGATGAAAAGAGAATTAACAGCGCAAGAATGGTCATTGATGATAGGGAATGAGATTTATTATGAAGATGAAACCACGTCAAATCCCGTATTTAAATTGATAGGGGTTGTCGCTGAGGATGGAATGATTGATGGAGCTATTTATGCATCTATTATCTGTAATCCAATCCTCAGAGAACTATCACAAATGAGAGAAGAAGAGATAGAAGAGTTTCTAAGTCGTTTTTTTTCAAATAGAGAAAGGGGTGTTCTTTCTTTCTCAAATGCGGTTTATAGTAACATACTCAGCAACCAGAGATACTTTTTGCAGTTATAATGTGTTTATAATGGACTGGCTAACACAAAAGGGATTTGACATAAGGGGCTGGATAGATGCAGGGCTTGCAATTAGAAAAGAGGGTTGAGCATGAAACTAATTAAACAAACAGGAAAGAAAGGTTTATTCTACTGTCCAGTATGCAAAAAAGAATTTGAAAGAGGAATATCGGCAGGAAGAAACACAAAAACTTGCTCTGAAAAATGCAGTATAATGTATAAATCGAATGGAAAAACAGGCTTGACATTCAATAAATTGAACAATTCGTTTATTATTCAATTTATTATAGACGGCGTTCTTCATTATGTAGGAAGTTACAAAAACAAAAAAACAGCACTACTTGACCGAGATAAATATGTTTATCAGCAGGGATTGAGCCATCGCTTTAAATATAGCCAGAGAAGAACTATAAAAACACTACAAGAGGAGTTATATGCTGTAACAAGAAAAAAAGCGTATAACGAGAAATACAGAACAGAAGAACACGTATTTAGAAGCAGTAGTCTGCAAGTAGATAGATACGATAACATAGAAGAACAATATAAGCAAAGTAAGTACCCTGATGCAGAGTTAAATAACTTGTTACAGCAATTTAAGGAAATGGAGGATTAAATGAAAGTGTGGAGAGTAACATCATTTAAGACAGAAGAGTTAAAAGTTGAGAAAGAAACAGAGTGCTTTTTTATTACTAAAGAGGGTTTTAAAATAGCTAAAAAATCAAAGTATCACAAAATTTGCAAGGATAAAAAAGAGATAGCAGAATATCTTGATTACTTTATTCAGAAAATAGAAAACAATATAGAGTATGAGAAGAGAGAGATAGAAGAACTGAAAGAGAGAAAAAACAAGTTGAATTTTGACATTGGATAAGAAATAAATTTTTTATTTAAAGATAACGATTTGTTTATAGATAATTGTGATGCTCCAACTGTGATTCACAAAGTTGAAGATATTCTTTTAAAAACAGATGATGGAAAATTAAAAAGTTTATTAAGAAAGCCCAAATCAAAATAAAATGCAATCAAACTTGACTTGCAATAAAAAATAACCTATAATAATAAAGTCTTGTAAGGTACTAAAAACGCCTTGTATCTGATCTTTCCTTCCTAAAATGAAGGGCTGGTGTCATGCTAGCCCTTTTTAAGATTAATTAATGAGGTGGATAATATGAGCGATGATTTTGATTTTAATGATTTAAACTTTGATGATCTAATGAAAACAAAGGAATTAGATCAAAGAGATTCTGATGACATTGTTGACGAGGCTGAAAAAAAAGGAGATCTTCAAAAAATAAAAACAAGAAATAAAATAACAAAGTTTAAAAATACACACATAGAGAAAATAAAAAATTTAGAAGAAATGTTTTTTTTGCCAAAAAGTGGAGAGGAATCAAGATTGATAACTCAAGGATCTTTTAACATGTTTACAATAATGATGTATCTGTATAAAGAGATTGGGATTATTGACGAAATGTACTTAACTACTTTTAATATGAAAGAAGTTGTAATCTCGACGATTTTTGAAATGTTGGAAGAAAAGAAAATAAAAAAATTGAGAATAATGATATCTGAATCCATAAATCATAGAATGCCTAAAAGAATTGAGCAGTTAAAAAAATCAGTTGAAAAAAACAAAATAGAACATGACGTAAAGTTAAAACTAAACTGGAACCATTCTAAAATAATGCTAGTAAGAATTGGAAATATTTTTTATGTGCTGGAAGGTTCGGGGAATTTGTCGGATAATGCACAAATAGAACAATATTTAATAACTAATTCAGAAGAGATTTATAAATTTCATAAAAAGTGGATGGACGAAACATTTTTAAGTAATAAACTTAAAAGAGAGGAACTTTATGGCTAAAGAAAAGAAAAGTAATGCAGGTAGAAAAAATGATTATTATGACAAAATTAAACCTAATTTAAAGAAAATAGCTAAATGGTTAAAGGCAGGAGCTTTGGACAAGGAGGTAATGCAAGCCCTGAATGTTTCAAGTGCTGTTTGGTATAAGTATTTGAATATGCACAAAGAATTTAAAGATATCGCTAAAGAAAGCAAGGATAAAAGCAACCTTGACATACTTGGGAATGCGTACACATTAACTGAAAAACAGATCGTCACAGAAAAAAAAATATCTATAGTTAATGGTGTAAAAACAGTTACAGTTACAGAAAAAGAAGTATTGCCAAATGAAAGAATGTGTGAATTTTTGCTAAAAAATAGAATGCCAGAAGAGTTCAGGGATAAGCAAGATTTAACAGTCAAAGGCATTGAAGATATCAACATCACAATCAGCGGTGTGAAACCTATAGAAAAAGAGCCCAAAAACGACGAAAAAGCCAAAAATGCAAGTGGTTGATTTTGTTTGACTAAATGCGGATGCTGTGCGGGCGGAAGACAACTTTTATATATAAGTAAAAATTCTTGATAAATAGTGAAATAAAATAAAAATTCACTATTTTTAACCTCCAACTTCATCTTTTTTGTAACTGTCTGGAAACATTAACGATTAATAACAACATTAACTTGATTTTCCTCGTAGTCTATGCTATACTATATATATAAGAGTTGAGGATGTTCGACTCTGATTTAATTAATTAAAAGAATGGAGGAATAAAATGAATAAAATACTTATTGGTGGTAGAGCGTTAGTAGCATTAGGAAGCAGCAGAAGCACTTTAGATACTGATTATCTTGTGGACAATAAAAAAACAAGAGAAATGTTTATTAAAGACGAAGATAACAACATTGATTATATAAATGCAAACGGCAATAAGTTTTTTAATGAAATATATAAAATAGAAAAAGGGAATGTGATTGCAACTCCTCAAAGCCTGCTAGAGCTTAAAGCTTATGCATTAGTTCAACATTGCCAGAATTTCAATTTTCAGAAAGCAGATGATTGTGAATATGACATAAAGTTTTTAGTTAGAAAGTTTAATCTTAAAAATGTTGAAATAGTTTCAAAATATCTTAATGATTCAGAAATGAAAGAAGTTTTAAAAGTTATAAAAAGCACAAGAGTTTAATTAATTAAAAGAATGGAGATGATTATGAGAAAAACAAAATCAGAAATAAGTGAAGCAATAAGAAGTTTAGCAACAAAAATGACACATGCAAATGTAATGTTTGCACTAGGGAACAACGAATTTTTTGATAGAGATTCTGAAATGTCTCTGATTATTTTTGAACCTAAGAACAGGTGGGATATTATTGAAGAGATTGTTTCCTTCGAGGAAGACCCTAAAATAAAAATACTTAGCTTTGAAGATCTTCTTGAATTAGAAAAGAAGCTTGAGAATTATGATAGTGAAAAAGAGATCGCGTTTTTAACTACGAATTAATCTCAATAATTTTCTTGACAAATGTTCAAAAAGTTAATGTTAGATCCAGATTCAAACTATTCGGAAAAAAAGGAAAAAGAAATAAAAAGATTGATTAGAGAGGAGTAACATAATGAACAAGAAAGTCAAACTATGGAAGAAGCAGGAGAAAAGGATTGTCAAGTTAGCGTATAGGGCAGGCTTGCTGAAACTTCCTTTAAAAGATCTACATTGGATTAAGGAGCCATCTTTGCAAATGTGCTATTGGAATAAAAACTATCTAGGTGAGGGTGAGCAATATCCTTTAGTTTTGTCTATTCACAGTTATTTCTTCTATGCACATGTAACAGGCTTATTTGATAAAAACGGAAATGTAGAATCTACCTACACATGCAGAACTAGCAAGCAGGCAATTAAATTTCTTTCTAAATTCCCACGCAAGATATTTGATTCTAAGATAAATAAAGTTTTGAAAGTTAATATTAAAGGAGAGTGAGATGAGTGAGAAAGAATTGAAAGAATATTTTAATTCATACATAGGATACAACAATAAAACATTATGGAATAAAATAAAAAACTGGGATTGGAGAACTAAAGAAGATTTTAGAAAAAGTATATGGTTTGAAATGGTGAAATTTTAACAAGAAGATAAAGGAGTATTAAATGATTTTGAATACTGCGAAAACGGTATTGATTGGAAGCCTTGCGGTGTGGAGGTGACAGATGAATGATTACATTATAAAAATACCTATTCCAAGAATATCAAATCCTGAACCTGATTATGAAAAAATTGAGGTATTTAATAAAAAATTTGAAGAGATGTTGGATAGGCAATTAAGGAAAATTGCTTGCTTGGAGACTGACAAGCTGCATGAGTATGAGATAGTCGCTTATTTTGAGAGTGCTGCAAATGTGGGGCTAATTGAACCTGCATTTGGTAAAAGGGTTGCTAGGTTTTTCACAAGACATATGAGGTGCAGAAGATGAATAACTACAAACTAAGCAGAAGATCAGCAGGAAAACTTTCAACATGCGATCCGAGAATAATAAATATACTTTCTCTTGCATTAAAGAGAAGTGCAATAGATTTTGGAATTGCTGATGGTCATAGATTGGTAATGCTACAGCAAGAGTTATTCAAGCAAGGCAAAAGCAAAATAGACGGCATAACCAAAAAAGGAAAGCACAACTATTCACCAAGTTTGGCTGTTGATATATACGCCTACTGGGGCGGGAAAGTGCAATATGATGTTGAAAGTATGTGTTATATTGCAGGTGTTATCATGTCTGTTGCCCAAGAGCTAGGATATGAAATGAGATGGGGCGGGAATTGGAATCAAGATGGCATAGTAATTCATGATCAGAGTTTTGATGATCTGTGTCATTTTGAAATAATTGATTAACCAATCTTTCTCATAACCCCTTTATATAACTAACGATTAATAACAACATTAACTTGACTTTCTTCGTAGTCTATGCTATACTATATATATAAGAGTCGAGGATGTTCGGCTTAGAGTTAATTAATTAAAAGATGGAGTGCTTTATGAGAAACTTATTTACAAGAAATAATAAACTAAAAGCTGATGTAACAAAAGAAGAGATTTTTAGAGATAACAGTTTAATGGAGATTTTATGACTGGTATAGTATTTATAAATGATGGTAGTGTAACTACAAAAGAATCAGTGAAAGAAATAATGACGAAAATAAAAAAGTCAAAATGGATTAATATAGATAATGATAGTTTTGAAAATTTTATGATAAACAGTGATAACATAGTCGCAATAGAGGAGAAAAAAGATGAAAAAGCCAGTTAAGATGAGAGTGAAGAGCAAGGAAGAGTTGTTGAAATGGTTTGAGGATAATGGGTGGGTAAAAAACAAAGATGAAATAGATGGATATGATGACGGACTGCCTGAAGATGAAGCGCAATGTTTTCAATCATATCTGTTTGAGCTATGTGGTGAAATCAAGAATTTTTCTATAAACGATGAATATGAGGGTTTTGATTTTAAAGTTTACAAAGAAAATCAAGACGATTACTGGTATTTCAAAAAAGACTGGTTGCTCCCAATAGAAGAAAAATCAGCGACCTCAGGATTTGAGAAAATGACAAAAGCTAAATTGATTAATGAACTAAAGTGCAATGATGCAATAATTATAGAGTTGAGAGAAAAAATCTCTAACCTAAGAGAATGCATGGTACAACACAATGATGCTTACAAAGACCTTGAAAAGAAATATGAAGAAAATGTTGAATACTACACAGAGTCCGCATCGGGAATGACTGGTAAATACAATCTTGAAGTTTCCAAAAATGAAAATTTAACTTTGAATCTCGAATCTGAAAAAAAATACAATGAAGATTATCGTGATGACAACATTAAATTGCGTGTAGAAACCAAAACTCTGAAAGAAAAGCTGGACACCTTAACCGCTAAATGGATGGAGTTGACAATATATAAAAGAGGTCAAAATGACTGAGCAACAAAAAGCAACTATAAAATTAACTGCATCTGAATATTGTCTTGATGAGCAAATAGTCACTGATTTATATCGTATGTTTGGAGGTTGTCCTAAATTTTATGAAGAATTGGAAAAAGAACTTCTAAAACCTGGTTATGGAGAATAGAATGAAAACAATTGAAGCACTAAAAGAAATTAAAAACCAACACAACTTGACATGTGGTGTGGTCTATGCTATCATTAATTATAAACAATTGTTAATTTATTTATTTTAGGAGAGAAAAAAATGGAAACGTTAAATGCAATTATTGAAAGTATGAATTTTGGAACAACAGAGGGGTACTTGACAATGAGCCTGCAACTTAATTATGGCAATGATTCTTGTCAAAAATTCGGTGGATTTTGTTTGTACTCTCCGAGTAGCAAAAAGCAATTTAATGCAACAGGACTTTTTCTATATAGAGTTTTAGAGGTTGCAGGTGTTGATGATATTAAAGATTTAATAGGAAAACCAATCAGAGTTGGAAAAGAAAATGGATTTTATGGAGGTATTGTGGAAATTGGACATGTAGTAAATGATGTCTGGTTTAACCCCAAAAAAGAGTTTGAAAAATTGAGACAAGAACAAGCAGAGGGGGACAAAGATGACAAAAGAACAGTTGATTAATGAAATTAAGTGCCATGAGAAAAATGAAGAAGACTTAAAAGCAAACTCAAAACATATTAACGAAACTTATGAAGGATATGTATGTGACAGTAAAATTCGTTACAAGGAATTACAAAAGGTCTACGATGAAAATGCGGAACAATATAGGTTTGAATCTATCGAACATATAAAAAAAGAAACAATTCTTAAAAAAGAAATAGAGAATTTGAAAATCTTAAATAAAGCTCTGGAGCATTACACAAAAGGAGATCTATTTAAGATTAAAATGATAATTAAACTAGAAAAGCTGTTGGTTGTATTCGTAACTTTCTTTGCTGTAACATTTCTTTTTAGCCTTTTTTTTATTATAAAACATTTCATGCAATATTAACAGGAAGCCAAACATGTACTACAAAAGAAAACTATTCCCAGTAAAGGACTGGACAATAACAGCAATTAAAGAACGTGCTGAAAAGATAATGAAAGGGAAATATCCTGAACATGAAATTTTTCTAACAATAAACAGATATGATAAAGACACATGGCTTGCTGAAATCACAAACAGCACTACAAGGCTAGGCCTCTTTAATAAGCGAGTAAATTTTTAAACACATCCTCTTGACATTCTTTTTTATTTATGCTATTGTCTGGAATGACGTTTAATTTAAAAATAGAAGTACCAGAAAAATTAAAACAGCCTTTATTCGCTCCACCTGTAAAACACACTATTATTACAGGTGGTAGAGGTGGAGGAAAATCAGAGGGAGTTGCAAGGGCAGTTATTGTTCACATAATGTTTAATATTGGCCACGTTCTTTGTACTCGGTCAGTGCAAAATTCTATTAAAGATTCTGTATATTCTCTACTTGTTAGATTAATAAAAGACCTTGGACTTGACTCAGTTTTTTATATAACAAATCAAGAAATTATTTGCAGGAAAAACAACAATAAAATAATGTTTAAAGGAATGAACGCTTTGTCAGACCCCAAAAGCGAATCGGCAAAAGGTTTGAATGATGTTAAATATTGCTGGATTGAAGAGGCTCACACCGTAACAGAAAATGATATTGATATAATAATCCCTTCAATTCGTGCAGAGGGTGCGTTGTTCTTTTGGACGCTAAATTCTAACAGAGTGCCTTGCTATGTTACAGATTATTTTGAAAATCATTCAAATGCTAAAATAACAGAGATAAATTATTTAGAAAATAGATTTTGCCCTGATACTCTTATAGAAGAAGCTAATGAAATGAAAAAGATTAATCCAGATAAATATGATGAAGTTTGGCTTGGACATCCAAGAAAAGATACTTCAAAACAAGTTGTTGTTCGAGCGTGGATTGAAGCAGCAATAGAATTGTATAGCAAACACCCTGAAAACAAAGACGGTGCAACAATCTACGGCCTTGACGTTGGAGGTGGTGGTGATGAGAATGCACTTGCTAAAAGAAATGGCCTTGCGTTAGAAAGTTTGTGGGAGTGGGATGAAGAGGATACAGGTTTTACAGCAAATAAAACCGCAAAGATAATGCGACAAGACCAGAACTCTCACCTTGTTTTTGATCGAGTAGGAATAGGTGCAGGTGTGAAGAGCAAATTAAAAGAAGGCGAAAATGCACACATAAAAACAACAGCACATAGCAACGCCGAAGAAGTTCAAAACAAAAACAGGCAGTATTTAAATACAGGTATTAAGAATAAAGATATGTTTCTAAACTTCGGCAGTCAGCAATGGTTTTATGTTCGTTGGCTTTTTGAAAATGCATATAGAAAATTGAATGGAGAGGACAACATTGTTGATTTTATTACAATTAATCCAAACATAGAGCATTTAAATAAATTAAAATTGCAATTAACACAAATTGAATGGACAGACGACACACCGACCAATAAAATAAAAATAGAGAAATCGCCAAAAGGAACTAAAAGCCCTAATCTTGCCGACTCTGTTCAAATGTGTTATAGAAAACCTCGAAAACTTGTCAGTGCTTTTTCAGTTTAGCTTCATGTCTTTTTAATATCTAAAAAACAATCTTTAAATATACAAGTTATAATTCTAAATAAAATTAATCTTTTTGTTGACTTTGCAAAAAACATAGTGTAAACTAAACTTAACACTTTTAACTAAAAAGGTTTACATGTTTAAGAAAGTCCTTAATTTTTTTAGAGCTGAACAAAAACAAGATATTCAAGATTTAGTCCAAAATAATAACGGTATATTAAAAATCAACGATGGTGTTATTCAATTTTACGAAACACCTAAAAGAAAAGTATATCCAAAAAATGCGTATAATCTTTTTCAAGAAGTTAGTGTTATTTTTGATGCTGTTGACAAGATAAGCTCTAAAGCTGGTACGATTAAACCAATTATAAAAAATCCAGATGGAACTATTGACCGTGATCATAAATTTTTAAAATTACTCAATGATGATATTGTTAAAAATTTAGTGCTGTCTCAGGAATTAACAACAGAGTCCTGGTTAGTAGCAAGAGGAAATCCAAGCAGAGAACCTCTTGAATTAACAACTGTCAGATCTTATGAAATAGAAGTTGTTTCGGTTGATATGAGAAGCGGAACAATGCCTGCAATAATAAAAACAAACTCTGCAAATGATAAAAGAACATATAAAAGAGAGGCTGTTGGCCTAGATCATAAATATATTTCCGAAGATGGGCTTAATGAGCTTATTCCTATTATTGGGAATAAAGCTGTCGATGATTGGCGTGGACTTTCTAAGCTATCTCCATTAGTTCAAGAAACACTACATATAAAAAGAGGAAATGAACATAACAATAATGTGTTAAAAAATGGCCTTACTAATTCAGCAACATTTGCACCAGACAAAGGCGAAACTCTAGATGATATAGAAGTAACAATGATTAAAGACTCTTTGATTAATCATTATTCAGGAAGTCAGAATGCTGGAAAACCTTTAATACTTCCTCTCGGAATGAATCTTGTTAGTCAAGCAAGCAACAACAAAGATATGGATTACATTAATTTAATTGATGTGGATGAAACAAGAATTTTCAGACTCTTCAATATTCCATTACCTTTAGTGAAATCACAATCGATGACAAAATCGAATTTTGAGTCTGCAATGCCTTACCTATATAGTGAAGCAGTTCTTCCAGTTTACAGTTTTATATTAAATTCTATTTCACAAGCTCTTTTTAGTAGGTACAGAGATCTTGAAAACAAGACATTGACATTTGATGAGTTTTCAATAACTGCTTTAAGATCAAGTCATATTGAAACAATGAAAAAATTAAAAGAAACTTCTGTTAATACCACTAACGAGATTAGAACTCTTGGCGGTTACGAATCAATTGACGACGGCGGCGATGTTTTAATAAATGCTGGATTAATTCCTTTGAGTGATTTGGGCGTTGAGGAAATACCTACTTATAGTTCGGACAATATAGATGAGTGATAAACAAGACGTTTTGACAAAATTAAAGCTTGAGAAATATGCGACAAAACAGTTTAAATCTTGGTATGATCAATTGTTGCGTGAAATGAAAAAGAATAAAAATCTTGCTTTAACTTTTGAACAAACAAAAAAACTAGAAGCAGTTATGTTGAAAGTCTACAAGAAAATCATAAAAAATATGACACCAGAACAATTAAGAAACTCTAAAGATTCAGTTCTTAAAGATATTGCTGAACGAGTAGAAAAAGAATCTCTTGAAATAGCAGAAAATAAACTAAATACACAAGTTGGGTATATTGCAGGCAGTACAGGAAGAGAGATAAGCACAGCCAGAAATAAAGCAACAAGTGCAATATTAGAAGAAAATGAAAGTGTGACAGACGAAGCTGTTCTTGCAATAGCTCTCACACTACTTAGAAGAAGATTCAAAAGCAAATCAAAAGCAGCAGGAATTACTGAAACGAATTGGCTTGCAGAATTAACAAGAAGAGAGGTTGCAACAATTTCAACAGAAGTATCTGCAAAACTTTCAAAAGATATTGCAGAAAAATTAATTATAGAAAGTAATGATCTTGTATCTATTGCAAAACTTAAAGAAACAAAAGAAGAAATAAATTTAACAAAAATTTCAAAAATAGATAAAAGAAAAAATTCTGAAAAATTTATAAAAAAAATAAATTCTCTTGCAGAAGATGGCAGAGAACAAATTGCAGTAATGAGAGAAGCTACAGACATTAATGTAATAGTTAGAGCAAAAGAAAAAGTTGAAAAAAAGGCAATGGATATTCTAAATGTAGTTTCTGCCTATGCTGTTATGTTTAAAACATGGGTGAACATGGGTGATAAAAGAGTGCGTCCAACTCATGTACAAGCAGGATATTCAGCAAAAAGACGCATAAATAAGCCTTTTAATGTTGGCATGTATCTTATGCAATATCCGGGCGATACTTCACTCGGTGCAGGAATTGAAGAGATTGCAGAATGTAGATGTTTTGTAAGTTATATATAAAGGAGAAATATATGGCCGTTAAAAAAAAGAGTTTTGATTTTGTTAATTTAAATCATAAAAGAATCAAAGTTGATGAAAAAGAATTTGTTGAATTTGAGGGGTATTTGTCAACATTTGGAAATATAGATAATGGTGATGATGTAGTTGTCAAAGGAGCATTTGCAAAAACCTTAAAAAATAGAGATGTGAAACTATTATGGCAACATGACTGGAGCGAACCTATTGGCGTTTTTACAGAGATCAAAGAAGACGATAAAGGGCTTTTTGTTAAAGGCAAACTTCCTCTTGCTGATGATTTTGTGAAAGGTCGAGTAATTCCTCAGCTTGAAATAGGAAGTATTAACAGTATGTCAATCGGCTATGCTGTTAATCTTGCAAAATATGATTATGAGACAGATATTAGACATTTAAAAGAGATTGAACTTTATGAGGGCTCTTTGGTGACTATTCCAATGAATGATGAAGCACAAATTGAATTGTCTAAATCAAATGAAACTAAAAACAATTTGCAAAAACAACTTGAAATAGAAAGTTTTGCAGGCATTGAATATAAATGGAATGAGAAAAAAGCTGTTGAAAGAGTTGAAAAACTAACAGAAACAAAAAACAATGTTAATGTTTGTGATGTAATAGATAATAAACTCCAAATTGTCCCAAGAGCTGTTTTTTGCCTTAAAGCTAAAATTGCAGGAGCAAAGGGCGGACTTGATAAAGAAATTGATATTGACAGGGTGAAAAGTTTTGTCAATAAATTATATGTAAAAATGGATTTAGAAAAACCATTTACAAACGATACTGACAAAAAAACATCGTTCTCAGAAAGTGAGTTGAAAAACATGCCGCTTTCTGAGGTCAGCTTTATACTTAGAAATGAAAATACAAAAATAAGCAAAAGTTATGCAGATAAATTGGCAAGTTTTGTTGTTTCAGACGAATCTGAAAACAACTCTGACGATTCAGATAAACAAGTTGAAAGTGATGCAGACTTTAAAAGAATAAGTAAATTATTAAATTTTTAAGAGGTTAAAAAATGAACGAAGAACAAATCAAAGAGCTTGAGGGAAAAATCCAAGGCATGAAAGATGAAATCAGTAAAAAATTTACTGACATTCAAAAAGCGAATGACGAGGGGAGCAAGGAAAGAAAAAAGGCTCTTAGTGATATTACTGAAAAAGAACTTGAAAGATTTGAAGAAATTACAAAAAAGCTTGAAGAAGAAAGAAAAAGCAGGTTAGAACTCGAACTTTTAATTGCAAGAAAACAAGTTGAATCAGGTACAGATGCGGTCCTGGGCGATCCTGAAGTTAAACAAGCATTTAGAACTGCGTTGTTTGCGACTGGTGGCGAAATGGTCGAAAAAGAAACAGAAGCAAAAACAATGTTTGAGCTTGCTAAACAGTATATGCCGCACATGAATGATCAAGAAAGAGATGCACACGTTAAGGCCATGCTGGTTGGATCTAATCCAGACGGCGGACTGCTTTGCCCAATTGAACTTTCAAACAAGATTATCACCAGAATCTTTGAAACGTCACCAATGGCAAGCGTGGCAAATTCTGTAAATATTTTAAAAGGGGCGATTAGTTATCCGATTGACGATGGAGAGATAGAAGCTCTTTGGGCTGGAGAACTTGACACAAGAACAGAAACAGCAACGTCGAAAATCGGTTCGGAAAAAATCGAAGCACATGAACTTTTTGCATTTCCAAAAATAACAACAAAATTGATTCAAGATTCTGATTTACCAATGGATGATTTTTTAGCAAGAAAGGCAGGGGCTGCATTTGGTAGAAAATTCAACACTTCTTATGTTACAGGAGACGGCGTAAAACAAGCGAGAGGTTTCTTAACTCTTGCGGAGCAAAGTGGATCAACTTATGAAAGAGGAAAAGTTGAAACTACTACAACAGCAGGAGCAACACTTGATGCAGATGATCTTATTTCTGTACAAGGAACATTGCTTGAAGATTTCATGCCTAGTGCAAGATGGCTTATGAATAGAAAATTATTCCTTGATATTGCAAAACTTCAAGATTCGTATGGTGCTTATTTGCTTAATCCAAGAATGCTTTTTGAAGGTTATTCGCCACAGATCCTAGGAAATGGTGTTACTTTCATGTCTGATATGCCAAGTTCTCAAGCATCAAATGCTAAGGCAATTGCTTTCGGAGATTGGAAAGAAGCTTACACAATTGTTAATAGGCTCGGAATAAGTGCAGTTAAAGACCAGATAACTAACCCAGGCTTTGTTAAGATTCATTTCTCGATGCGGGGCGGTGGTAATGTTACGAATGCACAGGCTTTTAAAATACTTAAAATTAAATCATAGGAGGTAAAAAAATGCAAAGAGATATACAAAACGGTTTAGAAGTTTGGACAGATTCTTTCTTGCCAGTCGTGGCGACTGCAAGAAAAGGAATTGCAATTGATACTCAAGGATTTGATGCAGTTATGTTTAGTTTCGATGCTAGAGATAATTCAGCGGCAGCGGTAAAACATGTTCTGACGAGTGCAGATAGTATTCCGATAGTAATTGAGGAATCAGATGCAAGCGGGTCAGGATTTGCGGCAATAGATGCTATTAAATATCTTCCAACAGGCGATGACCTTAAAATGGAGCCGCAGTTGGCAACTGGAGCAGTAAAAACAATTGGTTGTACAAGTACAAAACGATATGTTAGAATTAGTGTTGATGCAGTCACGCTTGATTCAATTGCTTCTCCGAATCTTCTTGTTGTTATGACAGCAACATTGAAAAAACTGTCAGTTTAATTTTACAGGGGGTGTAAAAGCCCCCGCTTTTTTTAGAGGTGTTAAGATGGGTAGGCCAAAAAAAGAAGAAAAAACAGAAGAAAAAGTAGTTGAAAATCTTGTTTCTGTTCCTGTTTTGATTTTTGACATAGATTTTAGTGGCTATGTTGATGGAATCAATCTTGCTCAATACAAAAAAAATGATGAAATTGTAAATCCTGCACAATTCCAGATTGATTATCTTGTAAAATATAACATTGCAAAATTGACAACTAAGAAAATAAAAGGTTAATAAATGCAAATATACAAACGTCCTAGAATTTGGAAACAAATAACTACTCCATCTTGGCTGCCTGTAACAGTATTGCAGGTAAAACAAGCAGGGCGTTACGATACAGGAGACACTTTACTTGATGATGTAATTGAGCAGTATATAGAAAGTGTTACAGAAAGAGTTGAAAGGTATTGCAGTATTGTTATCAGGAATACTCAATTTAATGCTTTTTATGATGATTTTCCTATAGTCGCAAAACTTGATAAAGCTCCTTTTGTATCTCTTAATGAAATAAGTTACAAAGATTATTCTGGAGCAAGTCAAACGCTTGATTTAGCGACTGTGGAAAAACAAACTTTCTCACATGAAATTGATTTGTTTTCAAAATCTGATTGTGCTTTTCCAACAACAGAACAAACAGTTGATAGCGTAACAATAGATATAAGTTTTGGTTATACTGATGCTGATGCAGTTCCAAAAGCAGTTAAGACAGCTATAATTGAAAGTGTGTTGAGTTTATTACAGGGAAGTTGCGACAATGAGAAAAGTGATATTTTATGTAATACTTCAAAAACATTGTTGAGAAAATATAAAAATACTGCAAGTTGGTTAAAAAATTAATATGCTACAGAAATATAAACAGATAGCAAAAAATGGATTATGTCCTAAAAATTTAAATAATCAAGTGGGAATTTATACAAGAGGATTGACAGCGACAACTCCCGGCAATGTAAGTGCGACCATCAACCTTACATTAATAGATAATTTTATGTGCGGAATTGAAACGATAGGAGGGATTGAAAAGGAGTTTTCTAAAAATCCAAATAATGTTAACACTCATTTATTTTTCTTTAACTTTTCAACAAGATTGTTTAATTTAGAACCGTTTAAAACATTTGTTTTATTTCGGGATAATTATTACAGATTAAACAGTGTTGAGAATTTAAACGAAAGTAAAAGAGTACTTGTTTTTGCAACCACTTTCAGGGGTGCAACAACTGAAGATGAGGCAAGAGCATAATGGCAGTTATAACAATTCAAATACAAGGTGACAGGGATAGCTTGCAGAACTCCAGTGATAACTTTAAAAAAGGTTGTAAACAGGGGTTGAGAAAATCAGGCCAAATTGTTAAAAAAAGAATTGTTGAACTTATAAAAAACCCACCTAAAACAGGTAGAAAATATAGTAATTTACCAAACAGGTCTTCACAGGCTGGCGAAGCCCCGGCATTTCAAAGTGGAAAACTTGCAAGATCTGCAAGCTACGCTGTTCATAGATGGGATGAAATGGAAGTAGGAGTAAAAGAAATTTATGGTTTGTTTTTGGAAAAAGGAACTAAAAAGATGAAATCAAGACCTTTTATCTCTACCGCTGCAAGTCAAACATTTCAAACTGTTAAAACTGCAATAAATATGCATATCAATCAGGAAATAGGAGCTTTATGAATATAAAAGGTATAGTCACCCACTTAGGGGCAAACATCCCAAAATATACAAATGAATTTTCTGAATATGAAAATCTTGTTTCTGGTGTGATACAATTTGATAAAAGAACTATTCTTGCTACAACTGCAACTGCTCATAATTTAGTGATTGATAATTATGTAATAATAACAAATGCAGAAGTAAAAAATAATATATCTGCAATTGTAGTAAATGATGGAATCGCAACGATAACAACTCTTGCAGAACATGACTACAACTATAATCCAACTCTTGCACAACATTTTGAAATAGCAGGAAGTGAAACTGCATGGAACGGAATACACCAAATATATAACATTCCAAACAGAAACGAAATACAGATAGAACTTGATGAAACAGCACCAACAACACTTGGTTATATTTGGGAAAACAGAGATTTGGGAGCTAATGGGATTTCTAAAATATTAACAACTCCAACAACAACAACATTTACATACAAAATAGATGATAATGCTCCGGGTTTGCCAGAGACAGAATTGAGAAATGCGGAAATGACACGAGGAACTCGTATCGCAGGCGTGGCAAACCCGGAGCGTGCAATAAAAATATATACTGAAACCTCAGCACAAAGAAAACCGTGGTTGTTTGTAATGCTTCCTGATGATACCGTCTCTAAAGATCAACATGCTTTAAGTGATGCAGTTGCCACTTTTGATAATTCCACAAGTGGAAGATTAAGAATATTAAATAATTTTGATGTTGTGGCAATACTTCCAACAACAAATTTAGGTGGGGTTGAAGAAATTGAAAAATGCAATGGTGATATAAAAAACGCTTTAATATCAACTCTTTTCGGATTAAGAAGTGAAGAAAATGTTGATATAGAATCAAGTTATCGGGCTGTGTATAATGGCAGTGCAACTTTTGGTTATGATACAGCGACATATATTAGAATGTACAGTTTCCAAATTCCTGAGGATATAACTCTCAGCTCTACAGAATCAGACAAACCGTTATCTGTTGCTTTAAGAGATGCAGTATTAAAAATGACTTACAACACAACAACACAAACAACAAATATAAATCTTGATGAAGAGGTGTAGAATGAAAAAAGCAAAACTTTTTATTACAAAAAGAAGAGTTAGCCAAGAGATTGGCGAAGGGGTACAAATTCAGCTAAAAATGAGTGGAGATTTTCCTAAGGATAGTTTTTGGAAAAACAGACTTGTTGATGGCGACATTGAAGAAGTAAAACAAAAAATTCCAAAAAGAACAAAACTGAAAGACAACATTGAAACAAAAGGGGGTAAATAATGGGAAAACCAGATTTAAACTTGTCACTTGTTGGACAAGCAGCTCCAAGTTTGGGGGCAAGAACTGACTTGATTATCGGAAGTGTCACAAATGCTCTTGCAAGTGCTGGCAATGTTTATGAAAATTGCCAAAACAAAACGAATGCAGAACTTGACACGCTTTTCGGAGCAAGATCAATTCTAAGGGGTGCAGTAAAAAACTATATTGACAAAAACAAACAAAACAGCAGACTTGATGTTCAAACTCTCGAGCAAGATGTGGCCGCTGTTGATGCAACCGGCTCTATTACAACAGCAGGAGATGCAACAGAAGATGGAACAATACAAGTTTCTATAGTTTCTGAAAAAGATTTTGTAGCTGATATTGACATTCTTACTGGTGATGATCTTGATGATGTACGTGGAAAAATAACGGCCGCTTTTGCAACTTCTGTTTTTTCCAACATTCCTGTTGATGTTACTACCAGTGCAACAACAGGAGTGAATACAATTACTGCTATAGATGCAGGAACAATAGGAAATGGATTTGCAATAAAAGTTGTCGGCAATGTGGCGGGTCTTACTTTTACAGTTACAGGAATGGCAAGTGGCGCAACTGATCCGACTTATATTGCTGGAGATTTTCCAGCAACTACACGATATACAGGAGTTTTGCTTCCTAGTTGGTTTAGCTCATCTATGATAGATGTAGTCACAACAATATTAGACGCAAGATTCAATTCAAATAATAAAATTATGGATGGTGTTGCATTTCTCGGAATGTATGATACATATGCAAATCTATTAACTTATGTTAATGGTAAAAACTCTAAAAGTCTTGTTGTTGCTGGAAATAAAACAGCACCTGCAACAATCCCTATTCCAGATGTAGCATTAAAAGGTTCTTCTATTGTTTACCCTGCTGATTGGTCAGTCGCTTCTTTTATGGGCGTTCGTAGCATTAGGCTCACAACCGATGCTCCAATTTCTGAATATGTTATGGCAAGCGGACTAGATAATTTTGGGGGTATCGCTCTTGCTTCTCTTCCTTATTTTAACACACCTCTTGCAAATGTTCCTGTAACAAAAGCAGTTTTGTTGTTAGAAGAAACAGAAAAGTCAAATCTTGAAACTGCTGGATTTGCTGTAATTGATGTTAATGATGCAGAGAATGCAATGATAACTGGAGCAGTTCCAACAACTTACAAAACTGATACAATTGGAAATGCAGATCTTTCTTTTAAATATCTCAATTATGTAGATACAGGAAGTGCAATCAGAGAATATTGTTTTAATGCAATGAAGATTGACTTAGCACAACAGAGACTTACAGATGATACACTTGTTGCAGGCAGAAACATGCAGAATACAGGAAGTATTGAAGCTCTGTTTATGAAATATTACTCTTATCTTGCATCTCAAGTGCTCGCACAAGGTGGTGGAGAGATAACAAGTCAAGTAAGTGAGAAAACAATAGCAACGTTAAATCTTGCAACAAGAACAGTTTCGCTAATTACTGAAATTCCAATAGTCACACAAGTAGGCACTGTAAACTGGGTAATTAAACAAGTATTTTCAATAGATTAAAAGGAGATTAAACATGGCACAAAAACCATTAAACAACCCTACGCTGGTTGTAAATAATGAAACTATAGATATTATTCCGGGCTCTCTAACCTATAATGGTGGAGAGCTTGAGGTATCCGTTAAGGCGGGCAGTTCAGGCGGTGGAAAAACTGAAACATATCACTTTGAGGATGCTTCAACTGGAATCGGAATGGTGAAATTCAAAGTTTACAACACTAAAGATATTGATGGAAAAATAGCAGAATGGAAAGCAAATACAGCTATAAACGCAGCAAGTTTCTTTCAAAAAGTGGGATCAGGAAACGCAAAAAGAAATTTTACTGGAATGAGTTTGGTGAATAGTATCGAAAGAGGAACAGGGCCAGACGGCGAAGTTGAACTTGAATTTCAAGGCGACCAAATGACATAATGTAAAAGGAGAAAGACAGATGAATGATGTAGTAAACGGTGTAACAATATACGAGTTACAAGACAAATTGGAATACACAGAACGAGGCGAAACAAAGCAAGCTGAAAGTCTATTGCTTGTAGAGCCTTGCAATAGTTCTTACAATGAAACATTGAGACTATCTCAATTGATAAGACAGGCAAACGCTCAAGGTTTAAGAGCTTTTTTTGGTGATAATTGGCAAGACAAAATCAATGGTGATGAAGATAAATCAGGTGAAGAAGTATTGCCTTTTCATTTGCAAAAACAACCAGAAGAGAAAGAAATCAGTGAGCAGGTGCAAGCTACAACCGAATTTGTAATGACTTCAAATATCAACCCCAGTGAATTTATTAATGTTGGGAAAAAATTGTTGACAAATAGATATAGTGGAACCGGGAACCGTAGATTGTGCACTGTTGATGATGATTCAAAAACGGCTTTAACTGGAGCCATGTTTGATGAGATGAATATTACTGATAAAATCAATTTGATTGTTAGGTACTGCGTTTTTTTCGCTATAAGCTCGATTGGAAACCGGCGAAATATATCGAGCTAGCAACAAGAATTGTTTGTGCAGTTGGTGGGGGTTCTCTGGCCGAATTCAAGAATATGACGGCCTGGGAACTCTCTTGCATAATGTCGGAATTAGAAGAAATACAAGAAGAGCAGGGGCGAAATAATGGCTAATTATTCAACATCATATATTTATAGACTTAAAGACAAAATGACTCCTGTGATGAAAAAGATCACTAGAAGTTTTAAAAGAATGTATATTAAATCTAGAATAGCTGCAAAGAAAATGGCCAAGAGTTTTAAAAAAGCTGGCAAAAACATGAAAGATATGGGTAAAAGCATTCTGGGTGCTGGTGTTGTTGTTGCTGGAGCTATTGGAGTAATCGTTAAGAGTGCGGCAGATTATGAACAGTCGCTTGTAAATATGAAAGCCATTACCCAAGCGACTGGTGAAGAAATGAAGAAACTTGATGCATTAGCCATGCAACTTGGAAGAGATACTGCATGGAGTGCCAAAGAAGCGGTAAATGGTCAGATAGAACTTGCGAAAGCAGGATTGACGACAAGCCGAATTTTGGGCGGTGCATTAAAAAGCTCTCTGGATTTAGCAAGCTCAACAACTCTTGACTTGTCAGAAGCTTCTGAAATGACAGCCTTTGGTTTAAAGCTTTTCGCACATGAAGGAATTAACGCCGCAAAAGTTGCAAATTATTTTGCAGCAGTTGAAAATAAAAGTGCTGGTGATGCAAGAAATTTAAAAGAAGCACTTACACAAGTTGCTCCAGCTGTTACAGCCTTAAAATTAAACTTTGAAGATGTAAACGCCGCACTTGCGAGTTTTGCAGATAATCAAATAAAAGGCGGTCGAGCTGGTACAGGTTTAAGAAACACTCTTTTAAGATTGCAACCTATGAGTAAAGAAGCCGCGGACACAATGTTGAGGCTTGGCATTATAACAAAAAATGGTGCTAATGAGTTTTTTACTGCTGGTGGCAAAATGGAAGGATTGTCAAAAATAGCAGAAGTTTTAAAAACAAAAATGTCTCATCTAACCGAAAAAGAACTTGCTAGAGATATGGACACAATGTTCGGGATGCAAGGACTTGCCGGTGGTATTGGATTATTAAAAGCAGGCGCAAAGGGAATTGATGAATATAAAAATAAACTTGCAAAAGTCAGCGCTGAAAGATTAGCAGAAGAAAAACTAAAATCTTTAAGCGGTCAAATGACTATTTTAAAAGGTTCTATAGAAACAAGCACTATCGCATTAGGTACGACATTGCTACCAATATTAACACCACTTGCAAAAAATATTGCAAAAGTTGTGAATTCTATTACTGCATGGGTGCAAGATAATCCAAAATTATCAAAGACTATCATGAAAGTGGCCGCTGCTGTAGGTGGCTTTTTGATAGTTGTCGGGGGAGCTTCTTTTATTGTCGGAACTCTTTTGACAATAATCGGTGGTTTGTCTCTTCCAATTATTGCAGTTATTGCAGCAGTCGTTGCACTAGGTGTGGCAATATACCAGGTGTTTAATCATTGGGATGTTTTAGCTGAGGGTTTTTCTAGTCTATGGAAGACAATAGGCGGAACAGTCGCAATAATCGTTGATGAATATATTAAGCCGTTTTTTACCGAGATTGGAAAATATTTCAGTAGTCTTTGGGATAGAATAATGAAAATAGTCAATTATGTTGCAAGTACTGGCAGTAAAATCAAATCTTTTTTTGGATTTGGTGGTAAAGATATGAATATGAACCTAAATAAAAATCTGACTAGCGATTTTAGTGCAGATTTAAACCCGAGAAGACTACAGCCACAACGACAAAGCGTAGATGTTAACACCAGACAAGATATCGGCGGCACATTGGATATCCGCATTGACAATAAAGGGAAAAGCAAGCTGGTATCCAGCTCAAATAATGGCAATTTAGGTTATCAATTAGGACATTAAAAAATGAGAATAGACAGCCTTTTAAAAGCAAAGTATAAAGAATTTGAAATATTGGTATTAAGCGAGACTGAATCAGGAGGAAGAAAACTTGTAGTTTTTGATTATCCAAATTCAAGCAGCCGAACAATTCAAGATCTGGGAGGATTACCACAAACATTTACAATTCAATGCGTTTTAGCTGGATCTAGTTATTTGGCAAAAGCTGAAAGATTCAGATCACTTTTAGTAGATGGTAATTCAGGCAGTTTAGTTTTACAGTCTATAGGAACAGTGGACGCCAAAGTTGATACATATCAAAGAAATTTCAGAATTGAGCAAACAGGTATTGTTGTTTTTGACATTACTTTCCAAATTGAAAACATGCTTGATACAAAAAAGAAATTTCCTATTGTAACTGAGCAAGATATTTATAATGAATTTTATAATAGTCAAGACACTCTTGCAAGTACAATGCTTAATTTAAAACTTGATCCAACAACAGAATTTAATACATTGATGCAACAATCAGACATAGGAACAGCTTGCAAAAATTTAAAAGAAACTTTCGATAATGTAGAGAATGCAGCATCTAACCTTGAAAAATCTTTAGCAGAAATTAATGACATGATTTTTGACACCGCAAATTATGTTGATAGAATGGTTACAAATAGTGTTTTTGGTGAGGTTGTAGCAAGCGGAAAGAATGCCTATACAAAATGTAAGTCACTTTGCAATTATGGTTATGATTTTGTGACAAGAGTCTTAAACTCTCAAAGCACTGTCGATTTAGCAAAAGGTGGCGAGTATATAACTGATCTTGGAGAAGATTTTAATATTCCTGTTTGGGATTTTAACACAGTAGAAATTAGAGAACGAAATAAAAGCAGAATAGTTTTGACAGAAACGACAAGAGCAAATGCAATATTAACAACATTTCAACAAGTTGTTGTCAATGGAGTTTTGGGTGAAACACTAGAAGAGATAAATCTAATCAAAAATGATTTGGCAAAAATATTTGATGAACTTCTTAATGGTTCACAAGGGAAACATGTTTTTGCTGACAATACTTTTTTGTCAGATTTAATTAATTTCAAAAATCTTATTGATAAATATATTCAACAAAAAGAAGAGTTTGTATATCATCAAACCACACTTGATGTTGCTTTTAATGTTCCATCTATTTTGAGTTATGATCTTTATATTGACGAAGAAAAAACAAGAGATAATCTTGACAAAAAAGCTGAATTACTTACTCAGATAAATGATTACAAACAAATATTTAAAGGAATAACTAATATTCTGGAGCGTTCTTGATGATTGAAATATATATTGATGGTCATAAATTTGAAGATGCAACAGAAAAGAAAATTAATCTTGATATGGCTAATATTTCTGGGAGTTTTTCATTTAGCACTGATAAAAAAGTTGCTTTTCTTTCTGGAATGATCGTTGAAATGTATGTTGATGATGAACTTATGATTGATGGATATATTGACAATGTTGTTGAATCAAACGAAGACGGATATGAAATGACTATAGAGGGCAGGGATTCTGTTTGTGATTTAATAGACTCAAGTTTACCTGATAATTCAAAAACTATGAAAAAAGGCGTAAACCTTAGCACTATGATTCAAAACATTATCAATGATCTTGAATTAGAATTACGAGTTGATAGTGAAGTTTTTGTTAAAGCCTTTGATAAGATCGAATCAGAAGCAGGCGAAAGCGGAGCAAATGCATTAGAATATATTATGTCTTATGCAAGAAAAAGGGGCGTTTATTTACGTACTGTTGGAAAAAACGTTGTTATTTACAGAATAGAAAACATAAAACAAGATTATTCTTTTGAAACTGGAATTAATATTGTTTCGAGTAAGAAGATAACTAATTTGCAAAACAGATTTTCAAAATATGTTGTCAAAAGTCAACTTCAAGGCCGTCAAGGATATGGAGGGAAAGAGTTTTTTCAAAAAGGAGAAGCAAAAGATGACTCTGTCAGAGATGGTAGATATTTAGAAATAGTAGCAACAGAAAACATGAGTAATGAAGAGTGCAAGACAAGGGCAAACGAAGAAGCAAATATTAGAAGATTGCAAAGTTTTTCTTATTCGCTTACAACTCCTAATCATTCCCAAGATGGCAAAGTTTTTGACATTACAAAAGGAGTCCGTGTTAATGACACAGCTCTTGACGTTGCTGGCCTATTTGTTTTAAACTCTGTTGAATTTTCGGAAAGTGTAGAAGACGGAGAAAAAACAACTTTAGGATTAACTTTCCCAGATGCCTACTCTTTAGATGCAAGTATGACAACAAAAACAGAAAAAAGAATTGATGTAAATGAGCATAAGCCGAAGAAAAAAAAAGGATCTTCTAAATGGTGGTTGAAATGAATATTTTAAACAAAATAAAAAATCTTATAAAATTTGGTTTGTTGAAAAACTTAAAAGATGAAGATCAAGACCAAATAGCCAAAACAGAATATATGGGCGTGGAACAAGAAGGGATTTTATATAATCCATATGGGTTTTATTCAAAACCTGTAAATGGTAGTCGATGCTTGATTCACAATGTCGGCGGTTCTGAAAATAGTCAAGTTGTTTATGCTTGGAATCCAAAGAACAGGCCATCTATAGAAAATGGTGAATCTGCATTGTGGAACGAAAAAAGCAAATGCGGTGTCTATGTTAGGAATGACGGCACTATTGAAATTGATAATAAAAAAAGAAATGTTAAAATAAAAGAAGATTCGATTGTTATTGAGAATAAAGACAGCTTGCCTATTGGTGATATTAACTGGGGAACACAAGGAATATTGGATATGGTTAAAAATTGGCGAGGGGTTGGTAATTTATCAATCCCAGTTCCCGCAGATCCAGCAACAATAGCAATAATTGAAAAAATGCTGACTGAAAGTAAGCTGGAGATCAAATGAGTGATAAAATAACAAATTATCTGCCGATTGCTCAATATGAAAAACTACAACACACAATTGCAAGAAAATTGCTTGATACAGCAAGTACTTGTTTGAACAATGAAATTGCAGAAACTTCAGTACCTATATTAGGTGTTTATATTTGTGAAACTTCTTATTCTGGATATATAAGCGGATGTATGCTGGATTATATTAACAACGAATTGAAAACAGCAGAAGGAAGCTATAAAAGCATGTTGGAGTCAACAAAAGAAAGTGTTGAATCATTGTCTTTAAAAAACATGTGTGCTGTTTGGGAATCTGTTTTTTTAACTTCTCAAACAAAAGCAATGTTGCAATTTAATACGAATATCAACCCTGCAACTTCTTTGCCTTGGGTACCTCCAGTTACTCCTTATGTAGTAGCTGAGGATTATGCAAGCTTGATTGATTTATCATTGTTTGCACCTACGCCTTCAATTTTAGGTGGTGCAATACAAAGTTTTATGACAAGTGCATTCAGCACATACGGAGCTTAAAGAATGACAAAAATATTGAATTTAGAAAATGTGGCTTTCCCAGACACTCCTTTAAATGTGACAAGAAACAAAAAGGATTCTGTAAGCAATATAGGCACTGAACCTGTTACAATAACAAAAATTGATAGTGATGAATCTGTGTTTGTTCCTGAAAGTGTAGAAACTCCAAAATTATATCCAAAAAGAGCGAGTGCAAATATCTATGTTGATAATGACGGAAGTCTTGTAAATTCGAGTGGTGAATATTTCACAACAGAACCAAGCATCGGAAGCCAAATAGGCACTAGTGATGCAAACGGAAACATCACAATAGATTTAAGCGGCTTATTTGTTTCTATTGTTGATTCAGATAATTCAACAAACTTAGTTGATAGCGACAATACAACTTATATAATCGATAGCGGAGTATAAAAATGGTAACAACAAGAACAGATTTGTTTACAGAAATTACAAAATTAACAGAAACACAGATGGCTTTATTAAATGATCCCGACGATCTTTCCCCTCAAACGCACCCTATCAATAAGAAAATTTCAGGAGTAAATTTATTTTCAAGTTTTGTGAATGTTTCAGATATTTCAATTCCACAAAAGTTTTTTGTAAAAAAAATTGACACTATTCAAGATCGAATGTTTAAAGTTTCTGATCTAACTGCAAGCGGATATGGAACAAGTAGTCAAACACTTGCAAGCGTAACTTTGCTAGATAATACAGTTGCGGTTTTCTGTCAAAAAACAACAAGCTTGATAATGAATATCGTTCAAAATGATGGAACTCTTGGAAGTGATATAACTATAACAACAGGAAGAACAGAGCATCAATGGATCTCAGCATGTTTGCTAAAATGTGGTGAAAAAATAGCTTTGACTTTCTCAAGCGTGAGTCCTCAAAATAAATATTTAATGATTATCAATATTGATGGTTCTGTTGCTGTTGCTCCTATTACGATAGGAACACATATGGGACTAACAACATTAAAACACACAAATGTGAAATCATTGCATAATGGCAATATAGCAGTTATGTTCAATGAGTATTCCCCATCTGATCTATATGTTAGAATTTACACAGACACAGGTGTCGTTGTGACTACGGCTACGATTTCAACAGACAACACACCATCTTTGTCCATGTCAATTTTACCAAATGGTAATATATTTTGTGCATGGGCAGGGGCATCAAGTACGACAGCTTTAAAATACAAAGTTATTGATCAAGGTGGCAATGAGATCTTTTCTGAAAAATCAATCACAAAGGGATCTTCTTATGCAGTGAATCGAATTTCAACAGCGACAACAAGACAAGGCAATATTATAATTATTGCAAGAATTGACACAGCTGTAACAGCTTTTACTGTTCAAGATGAAAGTTTAATTAATGAGGTAGAAATTTCAAGTGATTCTGAAAGTGAGGAAACAAAAATTGAATTACTCACAAATGACACTCTTGCTATAAGTTATGTTATGGAATTTGATGCAATAGATTTTGTATACACAAAAATAATAAATGAAAATCTTGAAATATTAAATGAATTGACAAAAATAGCAACTCAGGAAGTATATCATTTAAATACGTTTATGAATGGAGATCTGTTTTCAATCATGCTGGATAGTTTTGGAAATATAGATAGAAAAGTTTTCAGATTTGATTCAGAAAGTAAAAGGATAACAGCATACACTGTATATTTTGCAGGAATTACAATCGATGCGGCAACAGATAAACTTGTTTTTCTTACTCCTGATGATGCAGGATATAATTGCGAACTTGACAATATAGAAAATAGTTACAATTATGAATATGAGATTAAAAACATAGGAGCTGCGGCAATAAATATCACAACAGCAGGGTCGGAAACAATTGACGGATCGTCATCTTATTCATTAGCCGGCCTATATAGTGTGAGGTTGAGACAATATGACGGCACTTGGAGAAAATTATAATAAATTTTAAAACTATATTGACTTTTAAAACATAAAAGTGTAAACTATAGTTAACAATGTAAATAAGAGGTTACAGGATGGCAACAACAAACATCACAATTCCAGAACAAACATGGACAGAAATATCAACAGTGGGATGCGATTTCCAAGTATTGGGAGACAATTCAGTATATGCTGTGTCTGCTGTTTCAGCCCCAACAGATTTAACAATTAAAAAAAACATACATCCTAAAAAGATTTATTCTTTTGCTGTAAATGGATCAGAAAAGCTTTTCATCTATTCTCCAATAGGTAGAGCAACAATCGCTTGTGACGAAGGAATTTCAGAAACAACAAAAGACGGATCTGCATATAATCCTACAACAGGAGCAAACAGAATTGAAGAAATAGACCCCATCACTTTACACAACGTATCGGAAGAACATCTAATTAATGAAGTGAATCAAGCAGTTGGAACATACACAACCGTAATCGATATGAAGAATTTCAAAAACGGTTCGATTCAGTGGGTGATCTCTGGCGGTGTGACAATGAAAATTTACATGTCAAACGATCCTGATGAAACAATAATTGCAGACATAACAAGCCTTGTTACAGGAGCAAGTTCACAAACTGATAATGATGGTGTTGGTTTTCTTGATACCAATATCAGAGTTGGAACAATAATGATAGAAATGACTACAACAGACACTTCAAACGCAACAGATGTTTTTATTTCAAGAGGCAACTGATGGTTGCACATAAAACTAGCAGTGCTTTAGTCAAAAATTATGCAACAGAATTGAGTGAAGGCAATATTAAAGGACGCTCACAGATGAATTTTGGCGGTAGAAATGATGCTGTTGGAACAAGTGAAGAAACTTTATGGACACAAGGCGGAATTTATGTCTATCTTGTAGAAGACACACAGCTTTATATATCAAGCACAGACACAGACGATACTGCGGTCAATGTTGTTGTTATTGGATTGAATGAAGCCGGGGAACAAGTTGTCAGATCAGCTACAACAAATGGTCAGAATCAAGTTGAGATAAGTGGCTTAATGTGGCGTGTTTTTGCGATGCAAGTTGTCGGAACCACAGCCCCTTTAGGAGATTTGTATCTTGCCGAGACAGACAGTTTGGATGCTGGAAAACCAGAGGACCCAGACACTATAAAAGCAAAAATGATACAAGGCGAAAATGTTGCTACGAATGCAACTTATACAGTTCCAGCAGGAAAAAAATTGTTGCTAAAAAGACAGCGTTTGACTGTGTCCGCAGGTAAGTCCGCAAAAATCGCAATAAATGTGAGACTTCAAGGTGGATTGTTTACAAAAGTTTTTTATGAAGTTTTTGAAAAAGCGATAAGTTTTAACTATGAATATTCTTCACCCCCATTGCCAGCTTTCACAGATATTGAGATAAGTTGTTCTGGTTCGGCATCGGGAACCGAAATATCAACATCATTGGATGGCGAATTAATAGACATTTAAAATAAAAGGAGATAATAATGAGTTTTAAGAATTTAAAACCGAAAAAAATAGAAATTAAAACAAAAGTTGGTGGCCTTACAATGGACCAACAAAAAAAGTTTATCGATTTATATGCAGATGGAAAAAGCGAGCTAGATATAAAACACTCAATGTTTAGAGAAATAAAAGGAGATTTCAGGCATTTAATAAAACCACACATTCAGCTTTTAAAAATTACCGAAAAATTCTGTTTTTCATTGATGGAAAAAAAAGAAAAACCAACAACATTGACAGAGCTTAGAAAAACAGTAAATAACAAATTTCCTGAATGGAATAACGAAATTATTGATTACTTGGTTGGTAAAATTGTTTCTGCAACAGGAACATTTAAAGAATATTCTGCAACTTTTAACAAGGTGTAAAAATGGTAACAACTAAAGTAATTGGACGAAGCGTACAAAGACTAATTGTAGAAAATGAAAGCAATCTTGTTGCAGGCTATAATTTTCAAACAAATAATGATCAAACCGATGTTAGTTCTGCGGGTAATAACGCAACAACAACAAGCACTATGTTGAATATAACAAAACTTGGCAGAGCATTGAATTTTGACGGTGTGAAATCTCAAATGGATTGTGGAAATAGTAGCTCTTTAAAATTTAACGGTTCAGATATTGTTTTTACATATTCCATGTGGATAAAGCCCAAAAAATTAGAGGCAACAACTAAGGCTTTGTTTCACAGCAACAATTCAATTCAGTTTTTATTAATTCCTAATAAAAAAACTTATGTATATTGCTGGGGTAGCTTAGTAAATAGCGAGCTTTACGGAACCACAGAACTTCTTGAAAACACGTGGTACCATGTAGGTTTTACTATCGATAGTGACCGAGTTGGGAAACTGTATTTAAACGGAGTTGTTGAAGATTCTAAAGACATGACAGGGAGCATAGATGCGCCAACCTCCAATTTTTTTATAGGACAAAGAGGTTACAATTTAGATCAGTCATTTGACGGCGAAATTATAGTACCAAAAATATACAAAAATGAAGCCAAATCAGATGATTGGTTTGCAAAAGAATATGCAAAAAATGAAGTCATCTATTTTAAAACAGATTTTGGAGCAAATGCAAATAATACAGCTCAAACAGATATGATTGAAAACACGTTGCTCAGAGCTATTTCAGGAAGTTTTAAAGTAATTAATGATACCTACAACAACGAAAACATAAAAGCAATTGAATGTGTAAGTTCAGGTAGTTTTGAGCTACCTATTTTTTATGGCGGCACTATTTGGGAAATGTTCTACAATAGTGGTTCTGGTTATATAAAAACAGATGGATCGGGAATTGTTTCAGGGAAAACTTTTGATATGACCACAGGTGACAAGATAATTTTGGGAAACATAACAGGTAACTATTCTATATTTAAGAGGTAAATATGCCAGCACATTTAATGAGTCACAAAGCTAAAGACTCCGCATATATAACATTAAGTGAAAATCAGACAACAGATTTATCAGCAGGAAATCGAATCAAATTTGATACTGTTACAGGTAATTTAACAATAACTTCTAACAGAATTGCATTGACAGGTGGAAAAAAATATCGACTGCTTTGTAATGGTGTTTTTGCGAATGGCGACACAAATGCGGCTTACCTGGATTGTCAATGGTATGATTATACAAATGCGGCATTGTTGGGAAAAGCAAGCTCTTCTCTTAATGCTGCATACACTAACAACGTTTGCTCACAGCCATCAACACAAGCCGTTGTTTCTCCTGTAACAGATATTGAAGTAGAATTGAGGATAACTGCAAGTGATATAACAACAATTCACGCAGGACAAACAAGCGCCTATATAGAAGAGATATGAAGAAAACAATCATAATAATTTTGACAATAATTGCACTTGTATATTTTGAGATAACAATTGATATTAATGAAATTGTGAAAAATCAAAAGTTTTATTTTGGCACTCTAGTATCTCTAATGATTGCATTTTCTTCTATTTATTACTGGCGAAAAAAATCAGGTAGTGAAGTTGCCGACGAAAAGATTAAAAGTGAATTAAAACTACTTGAAGAAAAAACAAATAATAAGTTTGAAAAAATTGAAAAAAAAATTGATGATAATTTTAATACCTCACAAAATACAATGGTTAAAACTCTCAATAGAATTGAAACAGGTATGGATAGGTCAATGGGGAAAATAACTGGACAATTTGTTGAATCAATCAAACTTGTTACGGAAGATTCAAGGAAAACTAGACAGTTTTTCTCTGATGAAATGTTGAAATTATCAAGAGAGGTTGCAGATGTAGCAATAACGGCAACTAATGCAGTGACAACGGCAGCAATAAACACAAAAACAATAAATAATGTTGTAAAAGAATTGAAAGAAACTCGTGCCTATTTGCAAGATAGAATTGACAATAAAAATTTAACAAAATCCTGGAAAAATGATCTTGATGATTTTGCACTTTCATCATTGAAAGATATCCAGAAAATAGCAACAACAAGAGAAGCAATAAAATCTTTAAATCAAAAATACTTAATGTTTGTGAAATTTGTTGTTGAATCATTAGAATTGATGGATTCTGAAAACAATAAAAAAATATTGTTTCAAGATATAAAAAATTCTTTCAATGAAAAATCAACATCAATCAAATTATATATGATTGGATATGTTGGTCAAGAATTTACTGATTTTTTTTATAAAAAGCATGAAAAAGAATCTGCTAAGTATTTGAAAGTAATTAAAAAAATAATTAGCGACAAAAGGAATAATATAAAATTAAGATTTCATACATTGTCAATGAATTTTATGGAAAATTTTCTTGATTTGTACGCTCAATGTTTAGAGGAAAATGAAGATATGATAAGAGATTTTTTAAAAATAGCACCTAAAAATGATAAAATAAATAAAAGGTAGTTATGTCAAGAGAAGCTATTGTCCAAATAAATGATATTAAAAACACGCTCATCTATGCAGTGTATACGGCAGGAACAGATTTAACACAATGCTCTTCTGGAAATGTTGCAGTTGGTGTTGTTGTTTTAAATTCATTCCCAGATGCTGCTGGTGAATATGAATGTACTTTTTACGGAGACGGCGAAACCTTCACCCCTCCTGACATTTCAACAATTTACAACATAAAATTCACACCTATTGTTGCAACAATATATAACGGAACATTGACAACAGATTCAACCGCAACAAGTGAAGATACTGCAACTATTTCAGGTACAGGTGTTGTTTTAGAAATAGTAGAAATACCAACCGAAAATATGGTTGATGTTTTCCTTAATGATTCATTTTCTATTGAAATAAATGAAAGTGTGTATGATATAAAATCTACAAACAAGTTTGACACGCTTGTTTATACTCTTTTATTTACAGATGCAAGAGCTGACATATATTCAGAAAGCAAAGATAAAAGGGGTTGGGTTGGGGATATTGACAAAGAAGTGTTTAACAGTTTAATATGGACTACAGATCAATCAAGGCTTACAAGAGATAATTTAAATATTATAAAAAGTTATGCTGAAAAAGCATTGCAATATATGGTGCAAGAAAAAATATGTGATAGGGTTGAAGTTAATATTATAGAATCTAGCAATAAAAACAGGAGTGCGAAACTTGAAATTTCTATTTATACAAAATCAGATATTCTTAAAGTTTATGCTCCAATCTGGGAGGTTACACAGTGAATTGGAGAACAATTGAAACAATAAAAGAAATTATATTTGCATCAGCTCAAAAAACATTTGATTATAGATTAGACTTTAAAATTGCTTTGTGGGCAAAATCGTTTATGATTGGAACTGCTGAGGCTGTTAATTCAGTTCAAACAGTTTTTAAAAACGCATTTAATATGCTTTTCCCTCAATATGCTTTAGGTGAATTTTTGGATCTTTGGGGAGAATGGGAAGGAATTGACAGAAATCTTGGTTCTAAGGCAAGCGGTTCCATAAATGCTTGTAGTGATATTACTGGAATTAATTTTCCTTACGGTACATTATTCCAATCTACAGATGGATTTATCTATGAGTTAACAGAAGATGTGACTACAGCAAAGGTAGAAAGCACATTGTCGAGCTTTTCGATTACAAATGGTATTGCATATGCAGTAACAGCAACAGAGCATGAATATGCAACAGGTCAAGAAGTTGTGCTTGTTCTTTCAGAGCTTGGAACAATAACAAGCTCTGCAATAGTTGTAACAGATACTAATTCTTTTCAGTTTTCTATAGATGAAAATAATTTGACAAGTGATACAGGAACAACACATGATTTTTTTGCACTTGCAACAATACAAAGTGTTGAAATCGGACTTAATCAAAATATTGATTCTGGAAATTTACAGTTAATAGATACAATATCAGACACAAGGGATTCATCATACATTAAAGAAAAAATAGCAAGCGGTGCTGATGTTGAACAAGATGGACCTTATAGAACAAGAATATTAAACAGCAGAAGACAAATGAAAGGAGTTTTCACGTTTGATAATGTACAACTTGCAGGTTTGAGAGTTTCAGGAAATGATTCTATAATAAATGACCCTCCAATAACTGGAGCCGAAGATCCTGTTAAAATTGCAGGTTATCAACCACGAGCTGGAGAGACTGTTGTTTATGTTGTCAGAAGAGATTCTACCGGAAATATTGTCACACCTGTAGCACAAACTATTTTAGATGAAACAAAAGCAAAAATTATTGAATTTGGAAAATTGCCTGCCAATACAGTTGAATCTGATGTTCATGCATTTTCTCCACTTTTGCAAGTTATTGATATGTCACTTTCAATTCTGCCTGATACAACAAGCATGAGAACAGCTGTCGGCACTTCGATAGATGCCTTTTTTTATGATAACGAAAGATTTGACACAACAATATCCGTACAAGATATAGATGTTGCTATTAGCAAAACCTATGATTATGTGGCTGGTATAAAATTAGATGACTTCAACATTATTTCTCCAACTTCAATTACTCCTATCGCGAAACATATTCCAATTAAAGGAGTTGTAACTTATGTCTAACGTGAAAATAAAATATTTTAAACCACCTACTCAAGAAGAAATGGCTCGTTTTATGGCTGTTCATCTTCCAAAAGGTCGTGTCTGGAACACAAAAACAGGAACGAATTTATATAGACTTTGCTATTCTGTTGCAAGTGGTTTATTGTTTTTATATAATTTAATCTGGCAAATGATAACAAATTTTAATATCAACACTTCCGAAGACTTGACAGAATGGGAAGAAAGTTATGATATCACACCTCCAAGTGGTGCAACCATTCAAGAGAGAAGAGATGTTGTCAAAGCTAATGTTTCAAAAATTCCAGTTGTGACCGCCTCAGAATGGCAAATAAAGCTGAGAGATGCAACAGGAAGTTCAATCATAACTGTAACACCTGCAAAAGATGTTACAATAACTACAACTTTTCCTAGATCCTTTCCCATTCAATTTCAGAGATTAACAACAGGAACAGAAAAAGAGAAAAGATTTGTTGTGTATGTTCAACAAATAGCAGATAAAGACGAGCAAGTACTTTGTGAAAATCTAGTTAAGAAATTCCAGCCGTCAAATGTAAAAGTTATATATATTTTAGTATAGGAGAGAATAATGAGTCAAAAAAAACCTGAGGTAATTGCATTTACTCCGCCAGATGGCAATTGTTCAGAACCGTCACCGACAATCTTGAGTGCTGGATACACAAATGGAACAGATGATTTGGATGCAGAAGAACTTAACCTGTTTGAAAGACAAAATATTCGACTTGCAAATTTCGTATTGGAAACCCAGAAAACTTTTTATGTGGACAATGCGGCTGCCGATGATACTGGAGCAGGGACAAGCGGAGATCCTTTTAAAACTATTATGGTAGGATTGAAAGCGGGTGGCAGTTATGGACACTATGCAATACAGTTAATAACAGGATTTGAATATGAAATTGATGAAGATTTTGAATTGTCAAATTCTTCTGTTATCATTGTTCCACAAGGAACAGCAAAGGTAAAATTTAAATCCTATGTTTCTGGTTCTAATAGTAAACATTATTCTATAGTTTTAAGAAATAGTAGCATTGATATTCAAGGCAACTCCATAATGGAAGATGTTGTTAGTCCTGCTACAACAAACTGGGATTCAACAAATACAGGCTGTATTGTTGCAAGAGAAGGTTTTTGTAATATAAAATTCAGTAGTGTTGAGATAAAAAACGATATTGGCACTGCTACGACAAAATCATACAATCGCTTTATATTGCAAAGAGAAGGAACTTTTCTTAACATGTATTGTGATTCTGGAGCATTAA